AACGAAATAATATAGTAGGTAAATTAAATACTGTAGGACAAACATTAAATGTAATTACAACTACTTATACTGGGGTATCTAATTTTTTAGATATATTATTATTCTCAGTATCTAATATAAAAAATGTTAGAACAGGATTAAATCAAGCTGCCAAACTTATTCCAGCAATTCCGGGGGCTGCGGTTTCGGCTATTAATGATTTAAGTGATGCCTCTGATAGAATAACATTTGATAATTTAGGTAATTCTAAACTTCAACAACAAAAAGATAGAATAGATAGTTTAGTTATTCCTATTGCTATATTTTCTAAAATAATCCAAAATATAGTTACTTTACTTAATTCTTTAGATGCTTTAATTACGGCTTGTGATACTAATGTCTCTTTAGATTCTCTTTCAGAAACTATAATTCAAACTGCTAATACTCAAATTCAAGCAGATGCTAATGATGGGTCCTATAAAGGATTTACTTTTCAAATAGAAGAAGTACCTTTTAGTTCTACTGTTAATCGTATAAAAGCAGTAGCATTTAATCAATCAGGAATTGCCCTATTAGAAACACCTTTATCATTTACAACAAACACTCAAACATTAATCGATGAACTTAAGCTAATAATTGATAGAGACAATTTAAAAGCTTATTAAATTCAATATTTATAACAGATGAAACCAAGTGAATTAAAATCATTTATCAAAGAAGCAGTTAGAGAAGCTATCCAAGAGGAACTAAAAGATATCCTTTTGGAAGCCGTTCGTGCTCCTAAAGCACCAATCCAGGAAGCTTATCAAATGCATCCTGTGACTGTTAATGCAACTACTACCCAAACCCCCGCTAAATCACCCGCTGAAAAAAGAGCTATGATGGAAAGTATTATGGGAGATATGAGAAGAGGGCAAGATACTCTCAACTTTACTTCAGCTAATGCTGTAACTGCAAATACTTTACAAGTTGCCCCGGGTATGAATACTACAGGAGACGGGTCAAAATTGCCCGAGGGTAATGTGGGTTTAGACATGATTATGGGTCTAATGAAAGGAGGTAAATAATGGCATTTGGAGCACAAAAGATATTTCCAATTGATACCAAACCAGGAACGGCTGTTGGTGTTGCTATACCTTTTGATGCCCCCGGTGTTTTTTACTCTACTTATACTACAAAAGATGCTGTTAGAAATAATTTATTAAATTTCTTTTTAACAGACCCTCCTGAAAGATACTTAAATCCTACATTTGGTGGGGGTTTAAGAGCATTTATTTTTGAGCAAATTACTTCTGATAATCTTGATAGTTTAAAAGAAGACGTACAATCTAAATTAACTCGTTATTTCCCAAATGTGGTTATAGGAAGTTTAGAAATACTCCAAAACCCAGACTACAACACTATAACTGTATCTTTAAAATATAATGTTGTAGATACCACTATATCAGACGAAATTCAAATAGCATTCAACTAATGGCTGTAAGACGTAACATACAATATATAAACAAGGATTTTACCGAGTTAAGAGCGAGTTTAATTAATTACGCTCGCACTTATTTTCCTACAACCTACAATGATTTTAGTCCAGCATCACCTGGTATGATGTTTATGGAGATGGCTGCTTATGTAGGTGATATTATGTCTTTTTACTTAGATAATCAAATCCAAGAGACATACCTACAATATGCTCGTCAAACAAATAATTTGTATGAATTAGCTTATATGTTTGGTTATAAACCAAATGTAACTCAAGTTGCTACAGTTGATGTAGATTTTTATCAACAAGTCCCAGCACTACCTCTTAACACCCCAGATTTTAATTATACCTTATATATCCCAGAAAATACCACAGTAGTATCTTCAATCTCAGGAAGTATATCTTTTATAATCCAAGATCCTGTTGATTTTAGTGTTTCTTCTTCGGGTGATCCTACAGAAGTTAATGTTTATTCTGTAGATAATAGTGGAAATCCTGTTTATTTTCTTTTAAAGAAAACCAGAAAAGCTATATCTTCTACAATTAATACTACATCTTTTACTTTTGGGGCTCCTCAACAATTTTCTACAGTAGAAATTACAGCTAATAATATTGTAGGTATTTTAGATATTATTGATAGTGATGGTAATACTTGGTATGAAGTAGATTATTTAGCTCAAGATACAGTTTACGATTCTATTAAAAATACTAACGTAAACGATCCTAATTTATCACAATACCAAGGTGATACACCATTTCTTCTACAATTAAAATCTGTACAAAGAAGATTTACTAGTCGTTTCTTAAATAATACTACCCTCCAGCTACAATTTGGAGCAGGAACTTCAGCAGATACTGATGAAGAGATTTTACCAAATCCTGATAATGTTGGTTTGGGTTTACCATTTGAAAAAGATAAACTTACAACTGCCTTTGCTCCTTCTAACTTTGTATTTACTAAGACATATGGTATAGCCCCGTCAAATACCACTTTAACAGTAAGATATTTAACAGGTGGTGGGGTTAGTGCAAACGTACCTGCTAATACAATTACTTCAATTACAAGTGGAAATATACAGTTTTTAAATACTAATTTAAACGCTACTACAGCTAATACTATATTTAATTCTTTAGCAGTTAATAATTTAACAGCAGCTGATGGTGGAGGAGATGGGGATACAACAGAAGAACTTAGACAAAACGCTTCAGCTAATTTTGCAACTCAACTTCGTAATGTAACACAGGACGATTATTTAGTTAGAGCACTTTCATTACCTGCTAAATACGGAGTTATAGCTAAGGCCTATATTGAGCCTACTAAAGCTCAATCTGTAGCATCTGGTGCTGCTGCTTCTATTCTTGATTTATATGTTCTTTCATTTGATAATACATCTAAATTAAGAACCGCGTCTGTTGCTCTTAAACAAAATTTATCTACATATCTTTCTCAATACAGAATGGTAAATGATTCTATTAATATTAAAGATGCATTTATCATTAATATTGGAGTTAATTTTGATATTATAGTACTTCCTAATTTTAATTCAAATGAAGTGCTTACAAGATGTATTTTAGCAATGCAAGACTTTTTTGCTATTAAAAACTGGCAAATTAATGAACCTATTATTTTAAGGGATCTATATGTTATCTTAGATGAAATTGAAGGAGTTCAAACCGTAAAAAATATAACTATTTCAAATAAAGCAGGAGTAGCTTTAGGCTATTCTCAATTTGCTTATGATGTAGTAGGGGCTACAATTAATAATGTAGTTTACCCTTCAATTGACCCTATGATTTTTGAAGTAAAATATCCTAACACTGATATTCAGGGTAGAGTAGTAAATCTATAAGACAATGGCAGTATATAAAATTTTCCCAGAAAAAGACGCTACAATGTATTCATTGTTCCCTGCTATGAATACAGGGTTAGATGAGATATTAGATGTAGGTAATTTAAATCTTTTAACAAATACTAACCCCCAAGTTTCAAGAGCTTTAATTAAGTTTAATCAGGATGATATTAACAATACCTTTACTGGTCTTATAAAAAATTCAAACTGGACTGCTAATTTAAAATTGTTTATAGCTACTGCTCAAAGTATTGATACTGATTACCAATTAGAAGTTTACCCAGTTTCAGGTTCTTGGACTATGGGAACTGGTAAATATTTAGATAATCCTATTGCAACTAATGGTGTAAGTTGGAAATGGAGAACCTTTGTAAATGGAGCTGCTTGGCCTGTTAGTGGTTTACCTGCTTATGTTACTGCATCTTACTCAGGATCAAATCTTGGGGGTGGAGTATGGTATACAGGTTCTACTCATGCTTTGCCTGTAACTTCAAGCCAAACATTCAATTATCGTTCTGATAAAGATTTAAATGCTCCTGTTAAAGGGATAGTAGCTGCTTGGTATAGTAGTTCAAATGCTATAGGTAGTGCTACAAATATTGCTAATGAGGGATTTTTAGTTAAGTGGGAAGATGCTATTGAATTCAACCCAAACCCACCTATCCAACCTGTACTTCAGTACTACTCAGTAGATACCCATACTATTTATCCTCCTACTTTAGAGTTAAAGTGGAATGATTTTACTTTTAATACAGGCTCGTCTACTCAAACTATCTTAACTGATCCACAGGCTTACATTTCTATAATGGATAATGAAGGATTTTTCTATCCTGAAAGTATTCAACAATTTAGAGTAGATAGTCGTCCTCAATTCCCACCTATTATATTTCAAACTGCCTCTATCTATACCACTAATTACTACTTACCTACAGCCTCATATTGGGCTATTAAGGATTTAGATACTAACGAGTATGTGATTGATTTTGATACAACTTATACTAAAATAAGTGCAGATGCTTCCTCTAGTTTCTTTACAGTTTATATGAATG